TGGGATTCTGGCAGCGGATTCAGCATGCTTTCGCCGGCCCATTGCCACAGCCCGCGCGACGCAGCTATGCCGCCGCGACCGGCGGGCGACTGACGGCGGGATGGCTGACGGCGGGCACGAGCGCCGACGCCGAGATCCAGGGCAGCCTGCCGCGGATCCGGGACCGGGCCCGGTCGATGGATCGGGATACCCCCTACGTGCCGCAGATCAAGCGGCTGGTGCGGGACAACGTGGTGGGGCCCCACGGCATCCAGCTGCAGATGCGAGTGATGCAGCTACGCGGCGGCCAGCTGGACGAGCGGATCAACTCATCGATTGAGCAGGGCTGGCGGCAATGGGGCAACCGCGACAGCTGCGACGTGGCCGGGCAGAAGTCCTGGCTGGACTTTGAGTGGCAGGCGGTGATGGCCGGGGTGGATTCAGGCGAGACGATCATCCGCTTCGTCCGACAGCCGTTCGGCCGCAACAACCGGATTCCACTGGCCCTGGAGGCGATCGAGAGCGACCAGCTGGACTTGAACCATGTGGGGCCGTTGAAGGATCCGCGCAACAGTTGGCGGATGGGGATTGAGCGCGACCGCTGGGGGCGCCCGCAGACCTACGCGATCCTGACGGCCCATCCCGGCGACTATCTGACGTCAGGAACGAATGCGGCATCGCAGCGCCGGGTCGAGTACGTGCCGGCGGAGGACATCGTGCATGTGTTCTTCCCCGAGCGGCTGGGGCAGACCCGTGGCGTGCCGCGGCTCCATGCGGTAATCGCGGACGCGCACCAAGCGAACGGATACGAGGAAGCGGCGACGATCCGGGCCAGGACTGCGGCGTCGCAGATGGGATTCATCCGCACCGATGACGGCGAGCTGATCGGCGATGGGGTGATGGATAACCAGAGGGTGACGGATTTCGAGCCCGGAGTGTTCAAGTACCTGAAGGCTGGCGAGGACGTGGTGGTGCCGCAGATGCAGTCGCCGGACTCGCAGTTCGAGATGTTCGTGCGGCAGAAGGGGCGGCGGATTGCCATGGGAACGGGCGTGAGCTACGCCAGCCTGACCCGTGACGCGAGCCAGGCGAGCTACAGCAGTCAGCGCCAGGAGTATCTGCAGGATCAGGACGCATGGAGCGTGGAGCAGACGATGCTGATCCAGCGTCTGCACGAGCGAGTTTTCGCCGAGTGGCTGCCGCTGGCGGTGCTGGCCGGCGCGGTGCGGCTGCCGGACTTCGAGCTGCGACCGGAGCGCTACCTGATGGCGGCGCAGTGGCAGCCGAGGGGATGGCAGTGGGTGGACCCCAAGAAGGAGGCCGAGGCGAACGTGATCATGGAGGGAGCGGGCTACGTGAGCAAGACCCAGATCATCGCCAGACTGGGGACCACCTACGAGCAGATCTTGAAGGACAAGCAGCAGGAGCAGCAGCTCGAGGCCCAGTACGGGGTGCAGCCGCAGGCACCACCGCCGGTGCGACCGGATCCGCCAGCGGAGGACTCGCCAGATGCCTGATCTGACACCGACGGAGGGGATGCGCGAGGAAGCGCAGCGCTACCGCGACTGGAAGGCCGAGGGCCGCCGCGGCGGGACGGCGGTGGCCGCCAGGCGTGCGGGGCAGATCCTGAGCGGTGAGCCGCTATCTGAGGACACTGTGATCACGATGGCGGCATGGTTCGCCCGGCACGAGGTGGACAAGCAGGGCGAGGGCTTCCGACCGGGCGAGGACGGTTACCCCAGCCCGGGCCGGGTGGCGTGGGCTGCGTGGGGCGGCGACCCAGGGCAGCGGTGGGCGAATGAGAGGGCCGATAGCATCAAGGCAGATCGCGGCATTGCCAGGATGGAAGATCAGGGGGCCCGCCCGTACCCGAATGAGCATGCCGCGCGGCTGGTGGACCCTGATGGGTTCGACCGTTTCCGCCGCCAGAACGATGCCGGCGGCGAGGGGGTGGACTTCATCTACGGCATCAAGGACGACGATCCGGTGGTGCTGCAGGCGATCCGATTCGACGCTGATCGGTTCACCCCGGCGGAGGCCCGGCAATGGCTTAAGGACCACGATCACGATGCGATCCTGTTCGAGGAAGCGACGGGGGAACGTGAGCTGACGCCAGACATGACGGTGGCGCAGGGGATGCTCTACGAGGCACTGGAGGAAATCGCCGACGAGGTGGGGCAGTTCAGCCAGGCCGATGCTCACTACATGCCCGAGAGCCCGTCCGCGGGACAGGGGATGGTCTGCAGCAATTGCGCGTTCTACCAGGGCCCGGCGGCCTGCGAGGTGGTTGAGGGCGAGATTGCCCCGGGCGCACTGTGCAAGCACTGGATCATCCCCGCGAGCAAGCTGAGCGCTGAGCCCGCAGCCCCGCGCCAGCTGGCGCATGGTGAGCTGCAGCGGTGCTTTGGGTCTGGAGTGGTCCGCCGTGAGCTTGACGTGGCGATGGCTCCGGAGGCGGTTGAGGACGGGATCCGCTTCACGTTCAGCAGCGAGTCGCCGGTGCAGCGGTGGTTCGGCAGCGAGGTACTGAGTCACGCACCTGGCGCGGCGGACCTGAGCCGGCTGAACAACCGAGCGGTCCACCTGTGGAACCACGACCGCGATGTGGTGCTGGGTGTCGTGACTGGTGCTGAGATTGGCGCCGACCGCCGCGGGGTGGTGACGACCCGCTGGAGCCCGAACACCAACGAGCGCGGGAGCGAGGAATGGAAGCGCCGGCAGGACGTGGAGAGCGGGATCACGAGCAAGGTGAGTTTCGCCTATGAGGTGCGCGACGCGATGGACATGGGCGACGGCAAGATCCTGGTGACCAAATGGGCGCCACTGGAGGTGAGCACCGTGTCGATCCCTGCTGACGACTCGGTTGGGCATGAGCGGCAGCAGCGGGAGCATCCGGCTGAGATTGAGAGGGCTGAGCGTGAGGAGCTTGCCTACTTGCAGGACATAGGAGCAGCGTCGACATCAAGCGAGCGGCAGCAGCGGGAGCACCCGGCTGTCGCCACGCCGCCGCCTGCGGTGGAACATGAACAATCGCAACCCTCTAGCATGGAAGAGCATGTATCGGCCCCGCCCGAAACGATGACCGTCGAAACCCAACAAGACGCCCGTTCGGCCGCTGAGGTCGAGCGCGAGCGCATCAAGAGCATCAACGCCATCTGCCGCCAGCACGGCATGCCTGAGGGCATGGCCGACGATCTGGTCGACGCTGGCGCATCGGTTGACCAGGCCCGCGAGCAGGTTCTGGGCAAGATTGGCGCCCGCAGCCGTGAGCTGCAGCCCGGCGGCCTGCACGTCGAGGCTGACGCCCTGATCGGGATGGACAAGCGGGATCTCAGCCGCTACTCGGTGATCAAGCTGCTGCGGCACCTGGCGGACCCGACCAGCCAGGCCGCCCGTGATGCTGCCGGCTTCGAGCTGGAGTGCCACCGCGCCGCCGAGCAGAAGGCCGACCGCGCTGCCAATGGCGCATGGATCCCGTTCGACTGGGTGGTCGCCAAGCGTGACCAGACCGTCGGCAACTTCGGCAAGGGTGGTGCCCTGGTCGGCACTGAGCTGCTGGCCGGATCGTTCATCGACCTGCTGATCAACCAGTCGGCGCTGCTCCAGTCCGGCATCACCACCCTGTCGGGCCTGACCGGCAATGTGGACATCCCGCGAAAGACCGCCGCGAGCCAGCACTACTGGGTCGGTGAGGACGTTGACGTCAGCCCGAGCGATGCCACCTTCGGCCTGATCTCGAGCACCCCCAAGACCATCGGTGTCCGGGTGCCGGTGTCGCGCCGGTCCCTGATCCAGACCACCCCGGACATCGACACCCTGGTGCGTCAGGACATGGCCGAGCGCATGGCGCTGGGGATTGATTCCAGCGGCGCCTATGGCAGCGGCTCCAATGGTCAGCCCCTGGGCCTGCGGAACGTGACCGGCATCGGTTCGGTGACCCTCGGCGGCGGCGCCTCTCAGGTGTACCCGGCCAACCTGGGCGGCGGCACCCACGACTCCGGCGACTGGGGCGACTATATCGATCTGCGGGCAGCCTGCACCGCGGCGAACGTGAATGTGGGCAGTGCCCGCTACATCATGAACGCCATCACCGAGGCCGGCGGCATGAAGACCCTGCGGGCTTCGGCTGCTGGGTCGGACTACATCGTCTCGGACGCTGGCACCATCGGCCGCCATCCGGTGCTGGTGTCGAACCAGGTGCAGACCAATGACGTGTTCTACGGGGTGTTCTCGGACCTGGTCCTGGCCACCTGGAGCGGCCTGGACATCGTCGTGGACCCCTACACCCAGTCGGCCAAGGGTCAGGTGATCTACACCGTGATGCAAGATCTGGACTGGGTGTGCCGCCGGGCCGCCAGCTTCGCACTGGGGACATGATGAGCTGGATCATCCTCGAATCCGCCTGCTGCATTGCAGGCGAGCCGCACCAGCCAGGCCCTGATCCGATTCAGGTCTCATCTGCTGATGCCAAGCTGCTGATCTCTCAGCGGCTGGCCCTGCCGGCGGAGGCCCCGGTCCCGGTCCCGGCCCCGGTGTGCAAGCCCCGCAACATCAAATCCCCCGTCGCTGAACAATGACCATCCAGAACCTCGGCGGCAAAACGACCGCCTTCCAGCTTCATGCCTGCGCCGTCGTGGCACTGGCGAGCACCACCGGCGCCGGCCAGGTTGGCGGCTCTGCCGCCACCGTGGACCTGTTGAACTACGAGGGTGACGTCACGTTCTCCCTGGACCATGCCGCTGCTGGCTCTGGCGTCACCCTGACCGCCAAGATCCAGCACAGCGACACCACGACCGCCGGCGATTTCGTCGACGTAACCGGGGGTGCGTTCACTGCGGCTGCCGCCAACACCGCCGGCTTCGCCACGCTGACGCTCAACAGCGACAGCCTGCGCCGTTACGTGCGGGTGCTGTTCACCACCTCCGGCGGCACCAGCTCCGGTGCCGTGAGCGTGATGGGTCGGGGATCGGCGAAGTACCTCTGATCAATGATCGACGCAGACCTGGATCTGCTGTTCAGTTTCGGCGCCAGCAGCGTGACTGCGGGCGCCGTTTCTGGTTTGGGTCTGCTGATGATGCCCGGCGAGATCATCGCCGATGGGATGGTGCTGACGACGGACTATGAGCTGACGGTGAAGACCAGCGAGTTCGGCAGCCTGCAGTACGGGACCGGGATCGTGGTTGACGCCGTGCCCTACACCGTGCGGAGCGTGATGCCGATCGATGACGGCCGGCTGAGCGTCGTGCGGATGCAGGCGACGGTGATTGAGAGTCCGGCACCTGCGGGGCCGGCCGTGCTCGAGGGCGACAGCGTGGACACCGACAGCGATGTGGTGCTGGACGGCGGCACCCCGGGCACGGTCTACATCTACGACAACGTGATCAACGGAGGGGCGCCATGAGCGAGCGGATCACCAGGCTGCGGATGCGCGGCGGCACAGCGGCCGAGTGGACGGCAGCTAATCCCGTGCTGCTGTCCCGTGAGTTCGGCATCGAGACCGACACCAGGCGCCTGAAGATGGGCGACGGCACGACTGCCTGGGCCAGCCTGCCGTACTTCCTGGCTGGTGCTGACGTGCGGGGGCAGGTGAGCCGGCTGACCAGCTATCAGATCCCCTCGGCGGCCCAGGGCGTCTATCGAGCGATCGGCGCCACCGGCACGCTGGACACGACCACAGCGAGCGGCATAGCGCTGGGCACGACGGACCCGATGGGCCTGCGCAACAGCAACGGCAACACCGTGCTGCTGCGAGTGTCGGGATCGGTGGAGGCGACGGCCGGGAACAACAACACCCTGTCCCTGAAGCTGGCCGTGAATGGCGTCGTGATCGATGCGACCGAGACCCATGCGATCCACGGCAGTGGCGGCCAGGATGCGAAGCTGACGACGACGTGGATGGTGTCGCTGCCAGCGAACGGCGAGGTGTCGATGCACCTGGCGAATCTGAGCGCATCGGCCAACATCACCGTGACCAGGGCCCGGCTGGTGGCGAGCCAGGTGCATCTGTGAGGGCCGCTAGCATGAGGGCACAGGAGGCGCGATCATGACCCTCGGCGCAACATCAGGGTTTCTGACCCGCGACCTGGGCACCCTGACCAGCGCCGGTGTCGGCACAGCCCGCGAGAGCACGGGCGTTGACCTGACGTTCCAGGTGGTCGTGTCGAGCATCGGCACGAATGTGGTCGTGGCGTTTGAGGGCAGCCTGGATGGCACGAGCTACGGCCGCCTGAGCGATGGCGTGGTGGACAGCTACACGATCACAGCGAACGGCACCTATCTATACCAGATGCGCGGCCCGGTGCGGTTTGTGCGGCTGCGGCTGGTGAGCGTCACCGGCGGCACGCCGAGCGTGACGGGCACCGTCGGGACTGGTCGATGATTCCGGACGACTATCCGATCACGGTGGCCCAGGGCGGCACCTACCAGCTGGACGTGCAGCTGCTGGACAACGTGCGGCCGGTGACGCTGACGGCCGGCAGCGACCTGATCGGCCTGCGGTGCCATGGATTCGCGGCAGGCGACCTGGTGGGCTTCCGATCGGACGCCGGGACGTTCCCTTGCGGCATGGCCGGGGTGGCGGGCTACTACGTGATCAGCAGCGGCCTGACCAGCGATGCGTTCAAGGTGAGCACGACGGTGGGCGGCGCGAGCATCGGGATCAGCCCGATCGCGCAGGACCTGACCGGCATCGGCTACGAGGTCGGCAAGGCCGTGAGCCTGGTCGGCGCGACGTTGGATGCTGACGTGAAATCCACGATCGACGGTTCACTGGTCGCATCGTTCACCGTGACGCCTTTGACCGCCGCGGCCGGCACGTTGCGGATGAGGCTGGCCCCGGCGGCGACCCTGGCGATGCCCGCCAGCGACCAGTACGCCTACGACCTGAACTATCGGGTGGGCGGTGACAGCTACTACCCTATGGGTGGCCAGCTGACGGTGCTCGGCACCAGGAGCCGCCCATGACCGCGAGCGTGCTGGAACAGGGTGATGCTGGCGTGTCGGTGTCAGTGCCGGGGCAGCGAGGCCCTGCCGGGATCATTCGGCGTCGAACCGTGAGCGGCACGAGCTACACCCTGACGATCGAGAACCAGAGCGAGCTGCTGGTGTTCACCAGCAGCAGCGCCGTGACCGTGACCTACCCGGCGGGACTGGGCGCCGAGTTCGAGTGCCTGATGCTGCAGTACGGCACCGGCCGGGTCGTGGTCAACGCTGGCGCCGGCGCCACCCGCAGGGCAGCGACGAGCGCGACGGGCACGGCCTACCAGTATGCGACCGCCAGCGTCATCGCCCTGCCGGCCACGGATGAGTTCCTGCTGACTGGAGAGGTGAGCGCAACATGACCCATCTGGTGCCGGTGTTGAGGCCCGTCCTGGGCAGCCCGTTCCGACGGGCCGGGCTGTATCGAGCGGCTGGCGAGATCCCCAGCTGGCACATCGCACCGGTCAGGACTGGCACGGTGACGGATTTGATCAGCGGGTCTCAGATCATCACCTTCACCAACTCAAGCCCAGCCTGGGGCTTCAACAGCTCGGGCATCCTGGTGCAGCCTGCGGCCAATGTGCCGTTCATCGAGTACGACCCGGCGACGGGGGCGTGCTTGGGGTGGCGGATCTGGGATGCGGTGACGAATAGCATCCGCAACAACACCATGGTGGGTGCGGTTGCGGGAACGCCGGGAACGTTGCCGACGAATTGGCCATTTCAAGCTGGAGGTTCTGGCATTTCCGTTTCCATTGTCGGAACCGGATCTGAATCTGGAATTAATTACTTGGATTGGCGTGTCAGCGGCACGGCCAGTGCCAATACCAATGCAACAATTGCATTCGATCGTGCATCGGCGGCAACGGGGCAAACGTGGACATCCTCGGCCTTTGTAAGACTGGCCGCAGGTAGCTTGACCGGCGCATCAAACCCAACCCTTTCATTAATCGAAGAAACGTCGGGGGCCTTATTTATTACTGGTGCTTTGTATTCCATTTCTTTGCCAACTACGGCAGGGCTAGCCTTGCAGCGTCATTCGGCAACCAGAACACTTAACGGCGGCGCAACGGTGGCTCTATTGCGCACAAACCTAACCATTGACGTGGCGAATGGGGCAACTGTTGATTTTACCCTTCGCATCGGCCTGCCGCAACTGCAGCAATCGGCAACGGTTGGTCCAGTGGTCAAGACCAGCGGAGTAGCCGCCAGCAGCACGGCGGACGTGGCGAGCATCACTGGCGCGGCGTTTGCGGGGATCTATCGGCAGGACGAAGGAACCATCTATGCGGATGGCGGGCCAGTGTCACCTGCGGCCAATCGCAATCAACTCATGGCAACTGTGAATGATGGTAGCGCGGCTAATAGGTGGTACGTAGGCAAAAAGTTTGATTCCGCTACCGTCGCTGAGCTTGGTTTGACTTCTGGCGGATCTGGTCAGGCGTTCATTCAGAGCACTCCGAGCAGTATTGCAAGCGCCAAATACGCTGCGGCGTACAAGCTGAACGACTTTGCTTTTATCGCGTCTGGTGGGTCCATTGGAGTAGATACACTTGGGGCCACATCAGTCGGAGTTGATCGCTTGCTGATCGGCACGCTGGATGGAGCGTCTGGGAACTTCCTTAACGGCTACATCCGCGAGATGGCTATCAACAGGTCCCGCCGCCCCAACGCCAACCTTCAGGCGATGATGCTATGAAGCACTACACCCTCCGATTCCCCGACGAGCAGGCCGCCCATGATGCCGCCGGTGGGGCCGGCTACCTCGACGACGACGGCGAACTGGTGAGCCTCGGACACAAAGGTGCCCTCGACATCATCGGCGAAGTCACGATCCCGGGCACCTACGACGCTGACGGCAACGAGCTGACGCCACCCACCCCGCTGCCCGGGTTCTACGTCAACCTGGCCATCCCCGGCCCGCTGCCTCGCACCCTGACCCCGTTCCGGGTGCCCTATGGCTCCGGCGGGCGGATCTTCGCCGGCACCGAGCCAGAGCCTGGGGCCTGGCCGCCAACCCCAACCCCATGACCACCCGCCGCGAGCAGATCCTGTCCACCTGGGCCGCAGCCCTCGCGGGGATGCCGCAGGTGTCGGGCCGGATCTGGCGCAGCCGGGTGGAGCCGCTGCAGCGCCACGAGTCGCCCGGCATCGCCCTCGAATGGATCGACGACGACCCGGACGTGCAGACCAGCCTGCCCTATCTGGACTGGACCCTCATGGCGCGGGCGGTGGTGATCGTTCGCGACACCCAGCCGGATGTGATCGCGGATCCGATCGTCGCCGAGATTCACCGGCGAACGATGGCCAGCACCACCCTGCGCGATCTCACCATTGACCTGAGACCGGGCCGCACGACCTGCGAGCTGCTGCAGGCTGATTCGCCGGCGGGGCTGATCACCATGCCATTCGTGTTCGTCTACCGTACGACCGAGGGCGATCTGGAGCTTGTCTAGCATGGAGGACGACACCCGCGGCATCGGCGGCATCTGGGAGATGGACCCGGCCACTGGCCTGAGAAATCGCCCGGCAGTCGAGCCAGCTCCAGCCGAAACCGATTCCGACGATGGCCTACAAGACGAAGCTCAGGACGATTCTGGCGAAGACCGAGGGCGCCAGCTACGGCGTCAACGCAGCGCCTGACGGCACCAATGCGGTCCTGGTCAACTCCGATCTGGCCCTGACCCCCCTGGCCGGCAACGTGGTGTCCCGGGACATCATCCGGCCGTACATGGGCGCCTACGAGGGCCTCATGAGCGACACGCAGGTGCAGCTGCAGATGACGGTGGAGTATGCCGGCAGCGGCACCGCCGGCACTGCGCCCCGCTACGCCCCCCTGCTGCGCTCCAGCCGCCTGTCCGAGACCGTCATGGGGACGGCGCTGACGGGCACCGCAACCGCAGGTGGCGCCGGCACCATCACCCTCGCCGCTGGATCCTCGGCCGTCAACGACGCCTACACGGGCATGGTGATCACGATCACCGCCGGCACGGGCATCAACAGCATCGGCCTGATCACGCAGTACGTCGGCAGCACCAAGATCGCCACCGTGGCGGCCTACACGTCGACCTTCACGACCGACAACACCAGCGCCTACAGCATCGGCGCCAACGTGCGCTACATGCCGATCAGCACGATCGACGGCGTCAGCGACACGAGCTGCACCATCCAGTATCGCCTCGGGGGCCCCAGCGGGACCGAGATCGTCCACACCCTGACCGGCTGCCGCGCCACCGCCAGCTTCAACCACACCCGCGGCCAGATCCCGACCATCACATTCAACGTCACCGGCATCTACAACGCCCCCACGGACGCAAGCCCTGTCACCCCGACCTACGCCAACCAGACGACGCCCAAGGTGTTCCGCAACGACACCGCCGGATCGTTCCGGTTCTTCGGTGTGGCCGGCTGCCTTGAGTCGAACACCCTGGACTTCGGCAACCAGGTGGAGTACCGCGAGCTGATCGGCTGCAGCAAGGAGGTGCTGATCGTCGACGGCGCAATGAGCGGCACGGTCGTCATGGAGACCACCAGCATGGCGACGTTCAACCCGTTCGAGCAGGCCCGCACCGACGGCGCCCTGGGCCGCCTGGCCTACCTGCACGGCACCACCGCCGGCAACCGTATCGGCCTGGTGAACCCCTACTGTGATCTAGGGCTGCCGGCCTACCAGTCGGCGCAGGGTGTGGAGCACTTCACCCTGCCCTACACCGCCGTGCCATCAGTGGCCGGCAACGACGAACTGATCCTCTGCTACTCCTGATCCGATGCCCTACCAGAAAGTCAAGGCCACCAGCTACCGCTGGCCGGTGCCGATCCGCACCGCCGGCGACGGTGGTGTGCAGATTGAGGAGACCTTTGATGCGGTGTTCCGCCGGGTGACGCGCCCGGAGATGCAGCAGCTGGCCGACAGGGGCGATGAGCAGCTGGTGCGCGGCGTTCTGGTCGGCTGGTCTGGCATCATCGACGGCCAAGGCGAGGAGATCCCGTTCAGCGAGGCTGCCAGGGATGAGATGATGCTGACTCAGTCGTTCATGCGGGCGGTGATCGAAGCGTTCTACCTGGGCGTGAACGGGGGCAAGGCGGGAAACTAGCCGCGGTCGCTCGGTACTGGGCGACCGGCGGCAGCGGCAGGGACTACTCCGAGGCCGACCGTGACGCGGCGGCCCTCGGGGTGATCTGGATCCGCGACGATGATGACGAGCGCAGCGGCGACTGCGAGGTGTGGGAGGAGAACTGGGAGACGGTGCGGATGTTCATGCGGCTCCAGACCCAGTGGCGGACGACGATGGCGGGGTATCAGGGCCTGGACTACAACGCCGCCCGCTGGCTGCTGGACCTCTACCATGTGGAGGATCCTGTCACGATGCTCGAGGGCCTACAGGTGATGGAGTCGGCCGCGCTGGAGGAGCTGAACCGAGATGGCTGACAACGCGACCCGGCTGAAGATTCAGGCATCGGTTGAGGGTATC